CGGCGATGGCCGAGCGTCGCAAGTGGCAAGAGCGCGTGAAGCAACTCGAACGAGAAGCCGAGATCGCGCGGAAGGTCATGCAAGCAGCCGGCGTGACAGATCCGGAGGAATTCCAACGTCAACTTGACGCGATTGAAGCGAACAAGTACGTCGAACAAGGTCTGGATCATCAAACCGCGCAGATGCTTGTCGCGCAACAACGCCAGCTTGAGCAGATGCAGCGTGAGCTTCAGCGGCAACGGTTCGACGTTGAAGCGGAAGTCCTCAAGAAAGACCCGTTCTTCGCGGACATCGAGGACTATCGCGAAGACCTGGAACCGCTGGTGCAAAAAGGTCTGACGCTCCAACAGGCGTACATGGCGCTTCGTGGTCCAGCACGCATGGAGGAAATGAAGCGCGAGATCGAACAGCGCATGATCGCGGATCGCACGAAAAAACAGTCGGCCAAAGTCGATACCAGCGTAACCGGAGGCGCGGCGAAGAAAGGCACGAGGGTACAACTGACGCCCGATGAACTCGCCATCGCCAAACTCGCCGGCATGACGCCGGAGGAATATTTCAAGTTCAAGAAACAGTGAGGTGTGACCTATGCCGAGAAGGCTTGTTTACAAAGGTTCTCTCAACGGAACCGGACAAATTCTGAGGGAGTTTCCGGTCGCCGCGAGCCAAACCATCAAACGCGGCGACATCGTGGTGCTGGACACGGGCAAAGTCAAAATTGCAGCTGATGCGGCATCGGCCGGCACGGTGGTCGGGGTTGCGGACTCGGACATCGTGACGGGCGCACAAGTCAGCGCAGCGGATGTTATTCTCGTCGATATCAATCCGGCGTCGATCTTCCGTGCGCCGTACACGGGCAGCGCAACGCCGGCCATCGGGGTCAAATACGATCTCGGCGCTGCGGCGTATGAGTTCGATGCAGACGACTCGACGGGCGGATTCATTCAAGTTGTGGGAAATGTGGACACGGTTGCGAAAGAGGCGGATGTTCTGATCTGCAACCGCGTATTCACGGGCAATTAACGGGGGTGTGATACATGAAACTGACCAGAGACAATTTTCAAGAACTGCTGACGCCTATTCATAAAAAGATCATCGCAGACGAGTACCAAAAGGTACCGGAGCAATTCCCGCAAGTCTTCACCGTGTTCGACATGCGGAAGAAAGACGAAACGTTCCCGCACATCGGCGCATTCGGCCTGTGGGCGGAAAACACCGAAGGCAACACGATCAACGAAGACCAAATCAGCGAAGGTCCGACGGCACGACTCGAAGCACGCCGGTTCGACAAAGGTTACACGGTGACATGGGAACTGACGAAAGATGACCTGTACGGCGTTTTGAACGGACGTGGTAAAGACGGTTCTGCGCAAATGCTTGCCCGTGGTCTGCGGGCAACGCTGGAAACGGAAGCGGCAAACGTCATCAACAACGGTTTCACCCAAAACGGTTATGACGGCGTTTCGCTTTTCTCTAGCGCTCACCCGCTGGCCGATTCTAGCGATGTCGGCGATAACCTGATTTCAGGCGAACTGACGCCGACCAATGTAAAAGACGGCATGACGAAGATGCGTCAACAAGTCAACGAGGCCGGCGTGCTGATCCAGGCACGGGCAAAACAACTGATCGTAGGCCCGGACAACGAGTACACGGCTTACGAAATCACCCGTTCGACGAATCAAGCGCACGAACTTTCGAACACGGCCAATGTGATCGAAGGGCTGAAAGTTATCGTGCTGGACTACATCGACGACAAAATTTGGGTGCTGCGTGACCCGAACATTGAAAATCTGATGTTCGGTTGGCGCGAAAAGCCGTTCTATGATTCGATGCAACTGCCGAAGTCGGTAGACTTCTTCATGTTCGGCTATACCCGGTTTGACGTTGGTGCAATCGACTGGCGCGGCCTTGTCGGCTCGACCGGAACGTGAGGTGAAGCATAATGGCTGGCGTACCGATTATCCTGCATGACGGCCAAACGCTCTTTTCTCACGTCATCAACGCCTCCGTCACGATTGACCCGCCTGCTCTCAATGACGGAGACAGCGCAACAGCCGAAGTTACGGTCACGGGCGCTGCGCTCGGTGACTTCGTGATGTTCGCCCCGCCGTATGATACGCAAGGTGTTACGGTGACGGCCACGGTATCAGCTGCGGACAAGGTTCGGTTCGTGTTCACCAATAACACCGGCGGCGCTGTTGATCTGGCGGAAGGCGAATGGAATGTCAAGGTGCTTCGCTGATGGAATGGACGATCAAAAGGGCGGGTCAAAAACCGGTAGTCAAGAAAAGTGCCAAGAAGATTCCTCATGTGCCGGCGCAGCAGGAGAATGAGAAGATGACGAAGGCCCAAAAAGAGGGCGTGCGCCTGTGGAACCTGATGCGTGACACGCTTCTCGAAAACGGGCTGATGGAGGACAAGTAGAGGGGGCTTTACGGCTCCCTCTTTTTTCGTAAGGAGGGGTTATCGTGGGGGCATACCATAACGCGCTGATTACCGTTCTGCCGAGCGAGGCGAGAACGCAGTCGGTCAGTAGCGAGGACTTCGAAAATCTCCACTATCGCGGGGTAAAAGTGGTGGTTGATGTTTCAGACCTGTCGAATACACCGGACATCACCGTTTCCATCGAAGGCCATGACCCGGTGTCCGGGAAGTATTATGAGATTCTTAAGAGCGCATCCATTACGGCTGCCGGCACAACGATTCTGACGGTTTATCCGGGGATCGAAGCTGTATCCAATGTATCGGCCAGCGATGTGCTGCCCCGGTATTGGCGCGTATCTGTCACGCATGACAACTCGGACAGCATCACCTATTCCATCGGCGCGACCATGATCCTGTGAGGTGATCCTTGATGCCGACAGTAAGCGAATTGATGTCAAGGAACATAAGCAACGCCATGACCAATGTAAAGACATGGGGTGGAGTGATTTACAACGTCAAAGAATACGGTGCAGTCGGCGACGGATCGGTGGACGACAGTAACGCGATTGTCAAAGCCATAGCAGCTGCCTATGAATCCGGGGGAGGAACGATCTATTTCCCTCCTGGGAAATATCTGATTGAATCCCAAATCGTGATTGAGTTGAACGATCCTGCGTGGCAACAAAACGGACTCAACATTGTCGGCGACGGCGGGGGTTCGACGGTCATTGTTTGCGGGGTTCCATTGGATTTTGCGATTCATGTCAAGGGGATTCACGGGACGAATTTCCGCATGAGGGATGTCAACCTGATTGGCGCAAGCCTTACAAGCAACCGAGGGATACACCTTTCATTTTTGAGTGAGGGATACATCGAAAATGTATACTTCTATAATCTTTTCCTTGGGCTTAGCATGACCGATTGCGTTCGAATGAAATTCGTTTCCTGCACTTTTAACCAAAACATGAACGGACTCTACGGAAACAATCAAATCATTGAATCTACACCAAATGCCATTGATCTTTTTGGATGCTGCTTCTACGGAAACGGTGAGGTCGCAGCTTACTTTTACGGAGGATGTAACATCAACTTTTTTGGTGGAACCGTAGAGGTCAGCGGACACAGAGATACCGGATCGAACCGATGGGGTGTTAAGATCGAAAACGGCGGTCGATACGGAGGGGCTATTTGCAACTTTCATGGCGTTTATTTCGAGGGCAACGCAAATATAGCGGATGTGTGGCTAGTTAATGATGACTACGATGGAACTTATGTGTTCACCGGCTGCACGTTTAACCGCTTTGCACCGCCAAGAGTAAGCGAACATTGTATCAGGCTCGATGCGGACGAAGTTAGCGGAAGAAAAGCCAAACTTGTTGTCATCGGATGCAGTTTTGAGGAACGTGGTTATACGACCACCGCTTCAACGCGGTATATCGAAGTATACGGTAAGGCAAACGTCGAATTTGAACAGATGGGTAACTACTATCAGACCAGAGACGGGATACCGGACATATATTCGAACCGCATTTTTGCATCGGCTCGGTTTGTACAGCTTTCAACCACGCCGGCCCTGTATCGTGGATTCAACATTTCGGGAATTTCCAAAAATGGAACCGGAGATTACACGGTGACGTTTAAAGTCCCAAGTGTCTTTGATCCGAGGATCAAAACTGCAAGTATTGATGGCGTGGGGTTTGTGCAGTGTCTTGACCTGACCGGCACCACTATGCAAATCAAGGTATTTTCCGCAGATGGTTCGACTCCAATGGACCCGACAGAACTAAACATTATAGTTATGGAGTGAGGCGGTGAGATTGTGATTATCATGGCCTTGTTCATGATTGTGCTGATTTCGTTTTTCTCCGACAGCGAATGGGAAAGTTACGACTACAAACGGTATTTTTAGCCAGAAAGAAGGTGACGTATGCCGACGGTTCAAGAGCTGCTAAAAACCATTGACACCACCTATCGTAACTCGTATTCGACCGCGCAGAAAGTTGAGTGGATGGACACGGTTCAGCGGCAAATCTTCCAATTGGTCCGTCATGAAGCTGTGCCGTATGTGTTCCAGACACAAGAAGGGTTCTCGTATTATCCGCTGCCTTTGGACTGCGACCCAATGGGGATCAAGCAAGTCACCATCGAAACTTCCCCAGGTAGCGGAGCATATCGTGACCTAAAGTTTGTTCCTGTCGAGTCGAATGAGAGGTTAGACGCTTCGGCGGAATTCTACTCCATCGAAGCAAATCAAAACTTGTTCATCAATCCAATTCCCAATGCAGAAACGGAAGGACGTAACATCTATGTTTACTACAACAAGCGCCCGAAATCATTGTCCGCGAACAATCTTTCGACCATTCCGGACCTTGAAGAAGACTTTCACGAACTTTTAGTACTTGGCACATTGGAACGTATCGCTCGGGCACGGGGAGAAATCGACGACAAGAACATGTTCGCCGGCGATTTTAATATGCTGCTGCGCGAATACAAGAACATGTACAAGCAAGTGAAACCGGAGTACACGCAAATGATCGACAATCTTCCTCGCAGGAGAGGACAGGTTCACGTCAAGCGCCGGCATAGCGTACCGTATAGCTGGATTCCCGGCATAGATTAGAGGTGGTCGCATGGGGGCTATCGTCAGATCGAGAAATAAGCGAATCCGGGGGGAAAACAATTTCTCCGGGGGCATCAACACCGGACTTGATCCGTTCGGGATCAGGGAAAACCAATCAACATATGAAATGGGTTGGGACACGGACAATCATCCGTTTCTAGCCACTCCAAAAGGCCGTACAGCGCACGGAAGCGCCGGGGGTGGTGTCACCAACCTATTGACCGCATTCGGCAATACGCATCTTGTACGGGCCGTTGGAACGTCGTTGCAATACAACAGTTCCGGTACGACATGGACGAATATTTCCGGGACTTTCGCAAACACGGATTGGGACGCCACGAACTTCGAAGTCAACGGCGCGCCGGCTCTGGTGTTGGTCAACGGTATGGATGCTCCTCGGGTGTGGAACGGTTCTTCACTTTCCACACTCGGGGGAAATCCGCCGGTTGGTAAGTACATCACCAATGACACCGTCCGGTTGTGGATGGCAAAGGACGACATTCTTCACTTCTCCGCTGCACTTGATGCCGAAGACTGGACCAGCGCGGAAAACTCCGGGTTCATTCAGTACTATACGGAGCGTGGTGGCAACATCACGGGCCTTAAAAACTTCTACGGCGATAAGTACGTATGGAAGCGCGACAGCATGGCCGTGATTCAAGGGACGAACTATTACAACTTTCAACTAAAAGAGATATCCAATGATGTCGGCTGCGTGTCGTTCAAGACCATTCAAGAGGTCGGGGATGCGCTCTTTTGGCTCGGAGAACGTGACGTGTACATGTTCCAGGGAGGTTTCCCTACTCCCATAGGCGATCCGATCCGGGGATATTTGAACCGCATCAACAGGGCGCAGATTGGAAAATGCTGCGCGATCACGGATGGGATAAAGTATTACCTCTGCCTTGTCCTAGACAGCGCCACAGAGCCAAATATACGGCTTGTGTACGATCCTCGATATCGTATCTGGCGGGTGTGCGCATCGAACGAAAACTATCGGTATTCCGTCCTGTTCAATAATCAAGCCTATGTCGGGGATTCGTCGGGCCAAGTGTACCGGTTCAACGATGGTTCATTTACCGGTTCGTGGGAGATCATCACCCGGCCATTTGACGAAGGCATTGGAGAGGCAGAGAAGGAGTACAAGGAGCTTCACTTGCAAGGCTATTTCCCGTCCGGCACGACTGTACAAGTCTACTATTCCACGGACGATAGGGGATCAAACTGGACGCAGATCGAATTTAACCCGGCAACCGCAACCGTGGCGCAGAACAAAAACATGATCATTCCGCTGGACACAATTCCGCTTACCCATTGGATCAGATTCAGACTCACCGGAACCGGTCCAGTCACGATCTACAACATGCAGCGGTATTTCCGAGTCTGCCGGGTGCAGCATTAAGTGAGGTGATACGATGCCGAACACACCGTTTGGGAAACTTGATCCCGATGCGGATTTAGAAGCGGTGAAGAACTACATCATCCGGCTGGAACGAAAACTGGACTACATCATCAACGGCGGCGTATTGGACAGCCAGAACATGTTTGAGGTCGGCGGTTGGCGCGTGACTGCCGACCAACTGGCGTCCAAAGACGGTGACGTTGGGATGAGTACAGAAGATACTCCTGCGGATGATGTGCGGTTTTGGGCCGGGGGTACAGACAAGAACAATGCTCCTTGGCGGGTGTATGAAAGCGGAAAAGGACTGGCAACGGGGTTAAAAATCCAAAGCTCGACATCTGGATATCCGAGGTTTGAAATTGACCCGGATACTCAAGAAATGACGTTTTATGCGAGCGCTGATAATTATGTGAGAGTTGGAGCTTCCACACTTCCGTCCGGAAATTCTTTTATCCAAATATCATATCAATCCAACGTTTTCTACATGTTTTACGAAACTGTTTCTAGTGAATTCGTATTCGTTTCAAACGATGACTTTTCTTTTACTGCAAATAGTATGAATCTCTTTGCATCTGCTATCAATATCGCGTCATCTGCTATCAATATCGCGTCATCTGCTATCAATATCGCGTCATGGTCGGTTTTACGAGCGGCAGGTCAAACATTACAACAAGCTCTTGATGCAAAAGCGACAAAAAACGTTTCAACCGGTTCTGCTGGCGGACATGGACACGGAATCCCTGATGGTGCATGGATAAAAGTTTACAACAGCATAGGTGATGAAATAGGGATGGTTCAGTATTCGCATGCTCCTAATCATACACATAACCAAAACTAACTTTTTGTGGTATAATCCTCCTTAGGAGGGGTGATCAATCATGAAAAAGTTTGGTTATATCGCCATCGGTCTATTGATGGGTTTGGTTTTGGGTCTTACATCTAGTGTGTTTGGCGCTGACATCGGCAGCAAGGTAGATGCTTTGGTTGCGGTCAAATTGAACGGGGAGAAGATTGGAACTGGCATCGTGATTAGCGGTACAAGCTATCTCCCGGTTCGCGTCACCGCAAGCAGTTTGGGTGCAGATGTCTCCTACGAGAAGGGGGAAGTGCTTTTGAGTAAGAAGCCTCCTAAAATCTTGAAACCGGAAGGAATGACAGATGCTGAACGGTTCCGGTATGATTACGTTAAAGGTAGAATCGTCTATGTTACAAACAGAATTAATGAGCTTGAAGGATACTTAGTAAACGTATCTGAACGAATGGCTGAATATGAAAGTAGGGTAGAAATATATCGTGGTTACGTTGAACAAGGCAGAGATACTTACGAGCCATTAGTCGTTCAGTTCGAAAAACAAATCGAAGAACTAAAGAAAAGCGAAGCTAATTATCGCGCAGAACTCGAATCCCTCAAGAAAGAACTCCCTGAACTTGAGGCCGAGAAAGCCGAACTTGAATCCAAACAGACTGCATCTGAATGATGCAGTCTTTTATTTTGCGGAGGTGTCTCTATGGCATCAGTACCGATCACCGATATGGCCGGCATTCGCCAACAACTGAATGCGATGGGGATCGGAAACGAACGGATCGGGTTTGACCGAAATTCCGGTTACGTCACCATTGACGGACAAGCCGCGATCAGACCGGCTAAGGTAGAGGCGGGTGTTTCCTACGCTACGCCGGCCGACATCCGAAACCAACTGAACCAGTTCAACACGAATCAGCAGTTGATGCAAATGCAGCGGCAAATGCAGAATTACGGCCAACAACTTCGTAATGTTGAGCAGCAATTCCTTCAACCGCAGCAACAAACCAATCCGTATGATCAGCAAGTATCCGATCTGCTCCAACAAATTCAGCAAATGACGATGAACCAACAGCCCATTGATCCGTACTCTACGCCACAATGGGCTGCCGCACAGGCACAGGCCCAACGCGGTGCGCAACAAGCGATCAGAGGCGCGCAGGAGTCGCTTGGGGGATCGGGACTGGCGCGGTCGTCTCTTGTCACAGACCGGGCGCAGAACATCCAGAATCAGGCGAACGAATACCTTCAAACGCAAGTCGTGCCGCAGATCGTGCAGCAGATTCAGGCCGAAAGACAACAGCAACTTTCGGGACTGTACAACCTTCTCGGGGCGTTGTCCGGCCAACAAGCCCTTGCGGACGAACGCGCAAGAGCCGAAAGAAGCCAGCTCGCGGATGTGCTGAACTACCTGACCGGCCGTGAAGCGCAAACGCGCGATTACGCTTACCGGACGATCCGTGACGCCGTTGAAGATATGCGGTATGACGAGCAAATGGCATATCAACGCGAACGTGATCGGATCACTGATGAACGCGACAAGCGGAACTTCGACGAAGACGTGCGGAGATTCGGTCTTGAATACGCGCTTAACAAACGTCGTCTTGAAGAAGACATCCGGCAAGCTGATCGTGATTATGCCCTGCGAGCAAGGCAAGTCAACGCACAGATTGAAAACATGCGGGCGGACAATGCGCGGCAGGCTGCACAAGCTCGACAATCTTCATCGAGCGGCGTGAACCTGAATCAAGTTATCGGAAATATCAACTCGCTTTACACGCAATACAATCCGCAGACAGGGACGCGCACGGTCACGAACCCGCAGGCGATTGAGGCGTATATCCTGAGCCTGAACTTGCCGGATTCCCAGACGGATCAACTGTTGCTTTACTATGGCCTTCCGACCCGGTAGGGGGTGAGATTTTGGCAAGCAAGTATGATGATAGGCGTCGTGCCCTCGGGATAAACATTACAGATTCCGTGGAATCAACGTCCCTTTTGGGAGATCCGAGCAGCAAATACTACGAGCGCCGCCGGC